TTTATTAATTGGACCCATAATACGTAAGTTATCGTCTTGTCCTACACCTTCAACTGTTTTTAGTAATAGCCTATTACCTTGTGTAAACGATCCAGTGCCTGTAACATTTTTAAGATACACTCTGCCTTGGTCGCCGGCTCTTCTTATATAGTATGCTACTTTTGCTTCAGCACCAGTAATGTCATCCCTAATAATGTCGCCAGTAACGGCGCCACCAATATTTACAATATTGCCATTTAAATCAGTAAACTCTTTACCTTCGTATGCTGGTTCAAAAAAGTCGCCTACATCTACATCTTGGTCTGATAACATAACAACATCAGCACCCTGTGTTTTTGTAAATGTAAAGTCAATATAGCCGTCCCACATATCAATAACAGTGTGTTCAAAATCATTTATGTAAGATGCATCAAAACCTAGTAAACTAAAATCCGGAGCATCTGCTTGATCATCTATATATGTTCTAAATTTGTCTCCTGGAGCATTAATATCTCCCTCTAAACTTTTAGGTATTCTTACTAACCACCTATTGTCTAAGATACTTTGTACACCGTCAACGTCAACATTAATGTACGCCGCACCTCTGTGTGAAAGTACACTAACAAACCCAGGTTCATCAACACTCGGAAATAACGTGCTTGAAACATCATCTAAAACATTTTTATAAAAGTTTGGTGTTGTTCTTGCATATGTGTCTGTGAGTTCATCATATACTAGCACATCTTGATATATTAATCCGTATGCCGGTACACCAAAGTCTTTAGGATCTGTAAATTCGTCTGATGTTAGATAATTTGTTCCTACATCTATGTACCACCAGCCGCCTATTGCTCCGGTTGTACCATTATAATTTGGCTGTGTGTATTCACCAATAGGTGTGCCATTAGCGTTACTAATTGTTCCAGTTGGTCCAAATACTCCATTAGTATCTTTAAGGTATACTACTAATTTAAAATCACGAGTAAATGCTTTATATACTGTTGCTGATCCGCCTGATGTTTCAATTACATCACCGTCTACTGGTGGATCAGTAAATGGTTCTACAAGTAACACTGAATCAACTTTTTCTACAATTACATGTTCGCCTGATATAAAGTTTGCTGTTGGTTCTGTATATTGCCCTGCAACATTTTGGCTATTAATACCATTTGGAAATAATTCAACCGATACAGAAGGACCTGTATTTCTATTAAAGTTAGTAAATGCGTTCCATTTAAGTACTAGTTTGTCTTGAGGCTTAGTACCTTTATACTGATCAAATGGTGCCGCTACTAAAATATGATTTGTTTGTGTGTTAGGAAGATACGCATTACCTTGTAAAACAAGTGTTAACAAACTACTATCACTTGAATTTTCAAAGTTTGCATAACTATCAAATGTACTAAATGCAACACTTGCACTTTCAGCTGTGATTGGACGTTTTGCTTTCCAATAGTTTTCGTTGTATTTTACAATATCATTTGTAGCATACGCTGTAGTGTTTAAATAGCCTTGTTGGTAATTAGAAGCAACATCACTTGCTGTGCTTGAACCAACAATTAAGTATTTGCCGTCGGCACTAATATCAATATCTGCGCCAAATCTATGATCTGCACTTACTGGATATATGTCAGTATCTAACTGAAGTGTTTCTTCAAACAATAAATCTCTTAGATTTGATCCTCTTTGATAAGTGTGTACTAGTCCGCTGTTGTTGTTAGCACTATGATCTCCAAGAACCATTCTAGTATTTGCAGTGTTTACTGACATAGACGAACCATACTCATACGTTGAAGTATTATCGTATTCTGATGGATTGTTATAATGTTTCTTAGTAGAATAAACATTGTCTTTAATTGGAACAAGCCAATTAGAACTATTACCAACCCATATTTTTTGGTTCTTTAAAAGTTTTCCTTCTAGTGCATAGTTTGCATCTTTTACTGTAGAATACTTAACAGATCTAAGTACACTAACAAATGCGTCAACTGTTTCTTGGTCTTCAATAGATTGTTGCTCGCCTGCTACAACTTCAACTGAAGTAGCAAATGCCGATTCAACTACAAAAAATGCATCATTTGCTGTAAGTGTATTTTGTATACCAATAATGTCGCCTGGAACAAAGTTGTGGGCTTTATTAAATGTAAAGATACCACCCGGTGCAGATGTGCCGTCAATTTGATCTAGCCCTTCACCGAACCCTACAATTTTTACTACTCTTAAGTCAGTAGTAACATGTTGTAATACGTCCCAGTCTGCATTTTCGCCAGTTACCCAAACATAATCATTTGCGCCAATAACATCTATATTAGCAGTAAGTATGTCTGTTTTATTTTTAATTCTATAACTAATATCGTCGTCAAATACATATCCTGCATCTTTTACAAACGGAATATAACTAGAAGTTATTGGAAAAGGTTTATGATTATAATCTTTTGGTTTTAAATAAACATCTTGCGGTGTTAACTTATATATTGTGTCAGTATCGTTAGCAGGTATACTATTCACTAATTCAATTGGCTGTGGATTAGTTTTAATTTGTGATTCATCAAGTAAAAATTCAACACTAGAAAAGTTTTCAGTTGCTCCGTATCTTCCTACACGCAACGCCCACTCTTCGTAAAATTCTAAACTTTCTTTATCAGCACTTGCAAGAGCATCAAACAAATTAGTTAATGAATTAGCTGTTCCTTTGTCCTGTAGCATACCTTGATAAAATTTATATTGTGATACATCATCGTTAACAATATTTTCAAGATATTTTCTTTTTTGGTAACCAATTAAATGCTGTGCATGTTTTTGTTGTTCTATATCAAAGTTATCTGTATCTAAGTCATAAAAATCAGCAAACTGATTTATCTTATATTCAAAGTTTGGAATTAATTGTGCTTCAGGACGTTCATCTAAACGTTCCCACTGATTGTCTATAAATTGTTCTGTTCCAGTAATATCAGTTGTTGCAACATAATAAAATTCTTTGTGCTTTACTAGTTTTCCAATTCCGTAATCTTTGTATGATAACCAATCAGTAACTTCAGCAGCATCATAAACAAATCCTGGAATATTCAAACCACCTGTCCAGTTATCACTTCTGTAACCAGCAACTTTGATTCGTTCTTGTCTATACCCTGCTTCTTGGTCATATATTACATCACCAAATACAGTTTTGTTATCAAGTAAAATTATATGTTCTCTTTGTACTAACGGAAGTTTTACACTAAAGATTCCATCTTCAGTATTTTTAACTGTTAGGCCAAACTCATTTTCACTATCTCTAGCAATGCTACTAAACGACTTTTCTAATTTTTGACCATCTGCTTTTAGTAAACTATAATCATAGAAAGTATCAAATATATCATCAACTACTACAAAAGGACGTTTAAATTTAAATTGTTGTGCGCCAGGCGATAATGTAATTACTGTTCCTGCAGCCCAATTTTGTGTAGTCCAAAACATAAACTCTTTTACACTATATGTCCAGTCTTCAACTATACCAATATCTTTATTATAATAATTGAATTCAAAACCTTGTGATTTTAAATATGCTTCGTAACCTAACAAAAAGTCAACAACATCTTGTGTTGTTCTTAATAGTGTACCATAGGAAATAGTTTTAACTCTATTTGTAAATTTTCTTCTAAGTACATTTGAACGTCCGCCAACTAACGGAAGCTCTGCTAGTTTAACCATTTTGTCAGTATCAAACGTTGTTGTGCTTACGTGACTATCTTTTACTCTATAGTAAAAACTATCAAATCTAACATTTTGTCCTTTGACATACTGTTTACCACTGTCCCAAACAACAAACGATTCTGATATTCCGCCTATGTTAATTACAGGATCTCTTTGACTTATAATTGGTTCAAGATATTTAAATGTCGACGTTGCTTGATCATATCCCTTAACTACAAATCCATTTGTATCTTTTTGTAATACAACACCACTGTAAGTTGCAATGTCAACAGGTACTGATGTGTTAAGGAATAGTTTATAATTTTCAGTTGGTACAAACACATTACCATCATTTAATGGAGTTCTACTATCAAGCATTAATTTAAATTTACGCTTGTCTGTAAAACCGCCAACTTTTAATGCTAATCTGTTAGATAGTGTTTTTAATTCTGTTTGGTATTCGTTATAACTTGTGTTTATATCACTAACAATATAATTGTAAACAAGATTTACAAGACCGCTAGTTATAACTCTTTGATTGTCAGTATATGTATTTGGAAATACTAAATCTTTTAATCTAATAATTGAGTTTGTAGGAGTATAAACAAGATTACCTACTTTGTTTCTTTCCATTCTTGATAAATCAAATCCTATACCCATTACTTTAGCAGGTTGATTTAATAACCAAGATGTAATTAACGCAAATGGATATTCGCTACTTCGTCTCCACGCACTTTCAGCAGGAGTGTGATCTCCAAAGGAGTAAGAATCTCTTGTTCTAACAGCAACAAAGTTTTGTGCATAGTTGCTATCTAAAGGACTTAATAAATTACCATTTTCATCTACTGGTATATGATTAGTTAGGTTTGGTCTTTTATATTTTTTGTTTACTTTTGCAGGAACATTTGGTTCTCTTATAATACCATTTTGTAAGTCTTCCCAAAGAACAAAGTTATTTTTTGTATATGGTGCTGCACCGTATTCTGTTTCCCACCAAGTTGGTTTAATTGTAAAGCCTAGCATTTCCCATGGATGGGTGTGTGGACGATCAGTATCGTATGCTTCGTTGTATACACCTCTCCAAAATCCTGGTAATGTTTTACCTGTTGGAGATACCATACTGTTATAATTGTACCTAAATGTATCAGTATCTTTCCAGAAAGTATTTGAAGTATAATTAGGATCGCCTGCAATAACAGTCCATTGTACAAAATCTGAAACAAATGCATTATCAATGGCTTGTCTATTAAACCCTGTATCTCTATAATTGCCGCCTACATATTCATGAATATCAAATAATTCTTTATTATAAGATTGTTTTAAGTTATTGTATATTCTTCTTTCAAAATCTAATATTAAATTATCTCTAAAGTCGCCATATGCAACAGTAATACTTCCATCGTGTCCTTGTATAACTGTTTTTGGTGTTTGGTATGTAGTATCTAAATACATTTCTGGCTTGTATGCAGGGTACAATCCTAACTTAGTAGGAGTTGTAGGAACAAAACAGCCGTCAGTTGTATCGTACTCGTATATTTCTACTTCGTCACCTACAGCTAGTGTTGCTGAAATATTTACAAAACCTTCTGCTGTAAACACATAGTCTGTCCCGTGACATAATTCTTGATCATTAAGGTAAACTAATACCGCCTTTTCAGTTAAGTTATTAAGACTAAACACTTTTGAAAGTCCAAAGAATGTACCTGTACTTGCTGTTACATTATGTAGTGTTCTTTTTGACGCACCATGCGGTAACATGTCTGAGAAATAAAACGGCATGCCTTTTGTTTTTTGGCTGTTTATTTCTTCAAGAATTTTATCAACGTGTTCTTTGGTAGGTCCGTCATATCCTAAATTTTCTGCAACTTGTAAAAATACTCTTTTGTACTTTGCATATTCTAGTCTAGCATATTTTAACGCTTTTACAATATTTGCATTTTTGTCTGTTAGATGATAACTGGCTAAACTTATTGGTCCACTATGTTTTACAAATCGTGTGCCGTGTTTGCTTAGGTCACCTATATCTCTTAAGTTGCTTACACCTGGAAATACGTTTCCGTCATACTCAAATGTATTTTCAATAATTGTACTAACATGGTCATTAACTTCTGCTATTGTAAAGTCGCCTATGTTTTCATTCATAGGGTTACGTTCTAAGTTGTATGCTAGTTCATAGTAACCGTTTTCATTTTTATCTGTGTTACTATAACATCTTAATTCTACAACATCGTCTTTAGTTAGTGCTGTAGTAAATGTTACATATGCAATACTATTGATTCTATTAATAGTGTAATGGTCATTTTCTTTTTTAAACAAGTTGTTTACATAAACTTTTACAACTAGATCATTTAAATCACCACTAGCATCAAATACATTAACAGCAAAGTCATTAGTATTAGTGTCTACAACATACTGTTGTATTATTGCTTGCTTACTTGGCTTATGTGCTTTTATCCAACCATTTTCACTAACATATGTAGTTAGGTCTGTGTACTTTCTTAGATAACCTGTTTCGATATTAACTTTTATATTTTCATTATTTTCTTCATACACAAATGAATCTGTAACTAAAGGAAAGTTAAATTGTATATCGCCAAAGTTTTCAATTGCTCTGTACGATAACGGAAATCCTAATTCACTATCATTTGTGCCAGTGCCTTGTTTATAGTTAAACAATGTTGTACCAGCAAAGTTTGAAGAATTGTAAGTAGAAAAACTATCATCATTATTATCGAATATATCAAATAACGGTGCTTGGTTTACTTTATCTTTTGCTTGTGCAAATTTCCATTCTGTTCCGTTAAAATAAAATAATTTGCCTCTATAAGTTGTGCCACCTTTAACTAGTAATGTTTCATCTACTAACGGTGTAGAATCTGTATCTTCAATTAAACTAATTTGTCTAATATTATCAATTAGAATAAAATTAACTGTGTAAATTTTACCTTTAACATTCCTATCAGTGTCTGCATTGAATATTACACGCATGCCATCAGCAAGTGATGTACCGTCAATATTATATCCGGTTGCATTTTCTACTGTACTAAATGCATCAGTAGTTTTAAAATCAATTAGGTCAATATCATTTTTAGCACTAGTACCAAAATTAAATAATTTTAGTCCTGCATTAAATTCAATAATAGGTCTTGCTGCTCTAGAACTTTGATCTACTGTTGGAACTTGGCCATTGTATTCTGCAGACTTTTCAATTACATCTTTATGGAACCATTTATTATAACGTGTCCAAGCGTTTCTGTCAACACTTGCTCGATTAACAATAATATAATCTTTAGTTCCAGCATAAGCACTTGCATTACCAAATGGCAATCTATCAAAGCCTTCACTATCAAATGGAACTAATTTGTCGCCAACGTAATTAGCAGGAATAACTAAATCACTTTCCTTAACTAACTTAATTCCGTCTCCAACACCTTCAATATACCATTCGTCATTTTTGTAAATTTCAGGAGTAACATTACCTGCGAATTTAACTTTTAAACCATTACTGAATTTAACTTTATTAGAACTAGTATACGCTTTCTTTCCAATAATTTCATTAACATCAATTTTAGTGTTTTCTATTAGATCAAATACTTTAACATAACCACTAGTGTTAGCATTACTTTGACTTGTATAATAAAGTTGTTCTGGTGCGTTAAAAGGAACTGTAAAGGTAATAAATCCTTCTTCAACATTTACAGGATTAATTTCGTTACCGTCTAAGTCTGTTGCTGTAATGCCTTGCACATATAAACTAGATATGTTTTCTGCACTACCAGTTGACACAATGTTGTAACTACCGTCTGCTTGTTTAACTACATCAAATGGTACATCAGTAAAACGTCTGTTTGATGAAAAGGAGAACGGATGTCCTGGTGTATCTATTTCAAATGTATAAGTTTGACCTCTATACAAAGTTAATGCAGGGTTAGGTGTAAACCCTGGAGGCGATATTTTATAAACAACATTATCATCTTGATCTTCTGTTGTTACTGTATATGTACTAACTTCTTCTAAACTTTTTCCAAAAACTGTAACAGTTTGCGGACCATTAGGCAACCAATAGTACTCACGGAAATTTGTAAATTTATCCCAATCAATATTTGGATTCCAAGAATAATATTCTTGACTGTTTAATAAACTTTGATTAGCTACGTTGCCTGAAAAGTTTTTAACTTGGTTAATATAGTCAGTATAATCAGCAAAGAAATTTACATTACCTAAATCATCTACAGAAACTGTTGCTGGCTCTAATTGTCTATCTTCTCTTTGTTTAGAAATGTCAGCAATATAAGTGTCATCAGCTCTATATGCTTTTGCATTTTTTCTTCCCATATAGCCATTGACTTTTTCTGCCACACCTGGTTGTGTAAGCTGGTCTATTGTACTTGATAGTATTTTCTTGTTTGCTTGTGTTCTAAAATACTTAGGAAGTAAATCTGCACTCTTTCTATTAGAGTTGTTGCCTGCTGGCAACGGTGATTCTGTCTGATCGTTATCGTAAGACATTAGTAATAACTTCCTCCGCTACTTGAATTATTAGAACTGCTTGAACTTGAATTGTTTAAATTATTTGAACTAGATGAACTAGTAAATGACGATGCACTTGTAATACCTGTGTTTACATTTTCACTTGATGTTACTACGTTACCAGATGCATTTAATCTAGTTGCTGTAATTTGGTCAATAATTTCTATATCTGCCACTGTTGCACTGTTAATAAAAATTTCATCAACTTCGCTTCTTATTTCAAACAAACTACCAAAAGTTTGTGTTACTTGATCAGGAACAATAACAACACTTACTAAATCTGGTGCAAGTCTGTTTGTTATATATGTTGCTAATTCTTGGAAGTAAAACGTATCACCGAAGTTCCAATTTTCTAATGCAAAATATTGATTAATTGCTTCAATACATCTTGTCTTTACATCATTGTCATTTAAAACTTGATCAGGATTTTTTACTAATTTAAATGTTGCTTGTAGATCTGATCTAGCAGCTGCACCAAATAGTTCTTTGTATTTTACTGGATGGTAAATTACTTCATCACTTATTGATTTAATTTTATTAAGTTCGCGACCATAAGATCTAAATAACTCATCTGAACTTGGTGGTAGTGGCTGTTGTGTTAATTGTCCATCTAAGAAAAGTCTATAATTTCTATCATATGTTTTTGTTAACATATAAGTGTCAATAATATTACTTGCACTAGGATCAATCCTATTGTTAGTATCAGCAACATGTATATAATGGAATTTTAGTTTGTCTCTTCCTATAAATGCTTTGTAGTCACTGTTAGTTACTAGTTCAAGTATTGATGCATCTAACTTCTTAAACACATTGTTGTCTCTAAAGTAAAATAGTTGTCCATCTGTGTATGTGCTTAATGGTTGTATGTTAGTTTGCGATTCTAGTATTTCAATATCTGTTGATTCAACATATCTAAATTCTTCAACACCTGCATCTGTAAAATATTTTTCGTGTATAATAATTTTTGTTAGTGGAGTATTATCCTCGTCACCTACAATATGTAAAAATAATTCTGGATCATCAATAACACCATCTGCGTCTTTGTCAGCAAATGTTATTTCTATTTTCTTAGTGTCTACATAACCTTCTTTATCTCTATATGATTCTAAAATATCAAAATCAAAGTTATCTGTAAACGGCAACACACTGTTAGGTCTTGTGTTTATATTCAATACACTTAGTTTGTCTCTTATAGTTTTACCTGTTTGTGTGTCATATATTTTATCTGTGCTGTCATAGTAGAATTTAATTTCCCTATCACTTTCAAATACATAACGTAACCCTCTATTTGTTACTTTGTATGTCTCGCCATTTGTTTCAAATAGCAATAACCAACTTGCATCAAGGTTAGCATTACTTACATTGCCTGCAAATCCTGTACCAAAACTACTTTTCTTATCTAAGTCTGTTGCTTTTATTAAACGCCAAACACGATTAACATCATCATAACGTAACCCAAAATCGTTGTATGCAAAAGTTTGATCAATAATTTCTACTTTAACATCGTCAATAAGACTGTTTGCTAACTTAGGACGTATCTGTACTAGTCTGCATCCGTTAGCAATCTTATCAGCTAATGCTATTGGACCTTGTGTGTCTGATAATCCAATGTCTAGTCCGTTACCTGCAACCGCTATAACTTTAGTCCATTTATATGTAGAACTTCCTACATGGTTAGCGTCACCTGCCATTAAGGATCCGTCGGGCATAAAGTGGAATCCTGTTGGTGCTTCAAATTTAATTGCTGTGCCAGCTTCAATATATTTTAAACTGTTTGTAGTAAATGATCCAACTCGATAACCAGAGGCATCTAATGACTGAAAATTACCTGTATAAGTGTTTGTAGCTTCTGTAGTAACGTTCCAATAAACACTTAGATCAAAAGTACTAATCTTTGGAAATTTATCTAAGTAATAATGTTTTACTTTCTTGTCATCAAGAATAGGTTCTACAGTGTTTATTATAATACCTTCAATATCTGTTTGAGTATTAAAATTAAAACTTGTTTTGTTTGTGATGTATTCTTTGTATAGTACGCCATCATTTCCGTATAAGTTAGTATTACTATATTTGCCGGTAGCATCATTTAAATCAAAGTATCTTGATATACCACTTGATGTTCTGTTAACTGATTTTACTTTTACAATTTCTTGACTTATGCCTAAAGGAGCAACATTGTAATCTTCCCCTGTGACCATTCTATTTTGTGTATAGTATGTTGCAGGTGCATTTTGTTTAATACTTAAATTACTTTCAGATCTAGCACTATTTGCTACAGTTGTTTGTAACCCTAGAGTTAATGTAAGAGTGTGTACTCTTCCTTTTTTGCTTAGGTATGGAATATTAACAGCAATATTAGTAATAGCTGCTGGTGTAATAACCATATTTCTATTTTCACTAGTTCTAAAATATGATTTAAAATTACCTTTTGGAAGATTTCCAAAAACTCCATCACTAAATGCTATATTAATTCTGTCGTCAACTCTTGTTAGCACACTATAGATATTTCTTATTTTTTTGTTAATACTATTGTATATTACATTATTGCCTTCTACAGCATCAAGTTTTGACCATAACTCTGATTCGTTACCATTTGCATCTAATTTAAATAACCAAACATCTGAATCGTTAATATTTTCTGTATCAATGGAAACTGTTTGATTTGGTGTAGGTTGTGTTACACTAAATTGTCCACTTTCTAGTCTACCCTGACGGAAGTGTGCAAAAAATCCTGTGTTACTACTACCTGGTCCTTGTGTATCATTTCTATACATGAACGCAAAGTTGTTTCCTGGTATTGGTGCTTCTTCAACTAAACTACCTTCTTCTATATCTGTAGATACAATTTCAAAAGGAGTTGTTTTACCTTCAATTGGCTTTTCAAAAGAATATACAGGAACATCAGTGTTAACTCCGTTTATTCTGTACTGGTCTGTTGATATGCCTGCTACTGTCTCACTTTTGTTTGGCTTACCAAATACTCCGTTAACTGGTAACGAAGTGTTTAGCACTTTAATAAACTGTTCATACCAGTTTGAATTGGTGCTGTCGTTCCACTGTATTGTTTGGCCTGCTAAGTTAGTACCATTTGAATCAAGAAGATCTTCAGTAGTGCTTACGGCTGTAAATTTTAAAAGTCCGTTAGCAGATTGATTTCTTCGTGGATTATAATTTAGTAGTCTTGCTAGTCTTAGTACTGATTCTCTACGTTCTGCAAGTTCGAGGAAATTTTCTCTTGCATTTAAATCAATTCTAAAGGATAAATTTTGTCCAAGGAATGCTACTAAGTCAATTAGTGCAAGGTATTCACTTGATTCAATATAGTCGTTGAAATCCTCAGGATAATTAGTCCTAAGATATTCTATCATTGTTCGTCTTAAATTATCAAAGTCGTAACTTTGAAAGTCGGCATTGCGAAAAGATTGGTATATTGTTTTCCAATCCTCTGCAACTAGTAATCTGTTTTGTCTATCAGTAGCTGACATCTAATTTCCTCATATAACGTATTTATTATAAACTGTTATGTACGTAGTTAATTCTCTAAGCAAGTAAGCCAGCTTCTCTATCAAATTGTAGAGTCATAGCTTCAGCAATACTATAGTTTAGGTAGATTAGAGTACATTCAATTTGTATACCACTTTCATACGTATCAACAATAACATTATCAACAGTAACCCGAGGATCATAATTAATAATATCTGCTACATTCTCAATAATAGCGGCTTTTAGTCCTTCTGTTAATGGGTCAAATAGTAAGTCCCATATAATTGTCCCAAATTCAGGATTTTCTAATTTTTCACCTTGACGTATATGAAAATGGTTAATTATATCCTGTTTAATAACAGCAAGGTCGTACAATCTGTATCCGTCATTAACAGGATTTACTGTGCTTATAGATCTGTAAGACGCACTTGATGCTGGTTGTTTAGGCTTTGTAGAACTTGCTACATTTACCCTTTTGTATATATTTTTCTCTAAAGTACTCATAGTAATATTTACCCTCTACGCATAACCGGAATCTTTAGCATTCCTAGCTGCAGCAATTAATTGTGTAGGGGAGATTCTTGACTTGTTGCCTGCTACACCTTGATAATAACTTTCTCCTGTTTCGACTATTCTCTTACTACCTTGTTGTCTAAATGTAACTGGTAAACTGGCCCATTCTTGTGCCAATGATCTACAAAAAGCTGGCTCTGATTTGGAGCCTGAAATAAACGCATCAATTCCTCTTCTCTGCAGTAATTTACGACATAATTTATCTTGGTTAGCAGGACTGAATAACTCTGTTCTACTTACTACTCCGTCTCCGTCAACTAAACTTATCAATGTTTTCTTAATAATTTGATACTTACCTGCTGCTGAACTTGCTGATCCTGCGTCTACACTTGCAATTTGCCAATCAATTACTTCTTGTAATGTTAGTTCTGATAATTGTTTTCCATAGAACTGGAATGGTGTTATTTTAGATCCACCATAAGGAGTGTTATAGCCTGCACCTTCTGCATTACCAATAACATCTAAAATACTACCGTCGGCACCGACACTAGTAAATTTAGTTTCTAGTGTTTTATCATCTTTTTTTGTAGTTGTAGCAACAGGAGTTGTGCCACTTGTTCCTGGAGGTGGTCCAGCGGTTGAGCTAACAGCGTCTTTGTTGCCAACTCGGTCGCTTTTTCTAAAAGTATCAACACTGGTAAGTAAATCTGCTTGAGGCAAAGGCGTATCAACTAATATATCTGTTCTTTGACTCTTAAAGAATAACGGATCTAAGTTTTCATGTTGTGCATATGGTTCATGACTTGGCATTCTTTTTACGAATGTTTGTATGTCCGAAGGGACTTCTGTTCCTGGATTTGTTTTAGGAACAACGTGTCTAGGCAATGGTATCATTTCTATAGCATCTGCTGCATCAGTTGCCACTGTGCCTGCTGATGACGAGCTGCTGTTTAAATTAATATCCGTGTCTCCATCAATTTCAACGTTGCCGCCTGCGGCATTGATATTAATTGCTCCTTCTGTTGCTGTTAAGTATGATGCTTTTCCTACTAAATTAAGTGTTGTATCAGTATTAATAAACATATCAGTTGCTGAACGTATATGTCCTTGTGCATCTGCTAATACATATAAATTTGCATTTGTGTGATGATGAATATCACCTGTAACTAATGTACTTTGAATTCCGCCAACAGTTGTGTCTTGGTTTTGTTTAACTGTAACTAACATATTTTGTTCTGCTAATATACTAGTATCACTGTGGCTTTCTATTTTTACTTCACCAGTTCCTTCACCGTATCGTCCACTAGCTCTTACATTGACAGCACGACCGCCTTCTATGTTTACATCTCTATCTGCTGTAAGGTTTATATCAGCGTCACTATGTATAGATATACTATCTAAACCATAAACATCAATTTTACCATCACTAGTTAATTCTACCCAAGCTGTTCCTCTACTGTTGGCAATGTAGATAAAGTCTTCACTGTTGTGCATTAATATTTGATGACCAGTTCTAGTTCTAAATCGCATAAGTTCGTTATGTGGTATACTAGACTGACCAAATGTTTCGCCAGCTTCAACATTTGCATATGCTGGCGGCCCTGCTGATGCATGTGATGCTCTTGTTAATTTGTCATCACCGTCATCCATAACAAAACTTGAACCACCAAGCCTGTTAACAAATTTTGAATGTTTAAGTCCTGCTTCTCCAGCAAGCCCTTTAGGTGCTCCGGGTCTTTTATCTATTGGTCCAGGAGTGCTTATTCCAAATACAGCACTAGGAACTTCACGCCTAGCACTCGTGCTTGTTGTTCCTCGATTTTCGTCTCTTATTAAACCTTGTATTTCAAGTGCTTGTGTAAAATCTTTGTTGTACGGTTTATTAAATTTTGTTGGGTCTCTTCCTGATCCTTTTTCAACTTTTTTATTATACTCGCCTGTTGGTAATTTTAAACCTTGAATATTTTGCGGAGTACCGGGAGTTGTAAGTGCTGTTGATGCTCTTCCATCTGGAACCATAAAGTTCATAAATTTATCTTGGATACATCCTATCCAAAATCCGTTAGCAATATCGCCTTCAGCAAATGTAACTAAAACTCTTGAGCCAATATCAGGTGGTACAAACCACATACCGTAACTTTTTTGAGTTGCGGCATATCCGTCATTTGCTGACGTATGCGCAGGATTAGTAATACCATAAAATGGTGACAAATATCTAACTTCTATTGATGTTCCTAATCCTTCAGGTAAACTACCTGTAGAGTTATTTTTTAGAATATCAACTTTTAGTGATCCTGAATATGTAGCATCTAAATTACTAACTACAATTGCTTCGAAGGGACCTGTGCCGATAGATTCAATTTTTTTTACGTTTGTTCTTTTAGACTGGGCCAATTATTGAGCTCCTGTAGCATTTGGATCAAATTGTTCTGCTGCTTGTGACGGCTTTGTATTTACTGGATCACCAAACTCATTATAGGTAACCCCGGACGAAGTTTGTGTTACTGGTGAACTTGTTGCTGTGCCCCGTGATGTATAGAACGAAGCAATAGCGGCAATCTTATTACCTTTTTGTACATCATATAAGTTATCAGCTGGATCAAGTGGAAAATATGGCCTTAGTGTTGTGTCAGCTTGTGTTGATTGGGCTGTTTGCGTTGTTGATTTTGTTCCGCTAACAGAATCGTTTGTAGCACCTGCTTGCCCGTCGGACATTGCTGATGGTGGTTCAGGCGGTCCTACAACTCCACCTGGTATTTGACCGTTTCTTGTCCAATCATAAGATCCACCTTCACTTGTGGCTGCACTAAAATGCATAGCATCTGTTGCACTTTTCCAGTCACCGCCCCAACCTAGGCCATATTTAGATGCAAGCGCACTCATTAAACTTCCTGTACCGTCTCCGGGCATATCTGTAGGTTCTGGAGCGTCTTCTGGACGTGGGCGAATCATACCATTATCTTTTGAATTAATATCAATTGCAAGTCCACTAGCATGATAGCTAGGAACACCAGTATCTGTGTTACGCTGTACATATCCGCCTAACGTAGTTATTTCATAACCTAGATCAGTTTCTAACTCGTTAATTAAACCTTGGAATTTATCTGCAACTACAGCAGCAACTTGTGTTGTTTTTCCGCTTGGTGTTGTAATTGTTTTTAACGGACCGTTTGGACCTGTTGGTTTTATTATTTCATTATTTCGATTTGTAGTATCCTCCATTGCATCAGTTCCTGCAACATCGTTAGGATTTTTATCGTTAGGGTTAAGTCCCGGGCATGCTGGTTTTTCAATTACCGCTTTAACTTTACTAATACCTTCTGTACTTTGATTTCTACGTCTTACTAGTTCTAAAGTTTGTTTAAATTGGTTTCCACTAATTGAAGATGTAACCTTTACAACTTGGTACACACCGCTAAAACTATCTACAGCAACAGTTGCTCCTGGAAAAAACATTGTTCCGTCATTGTTATAATCAACTGGAGTTCTAAAATTTACAATAATATCTATTTCATTTCTTTGATGATCCATTGCGCCGCCAGATGTTATATTTTTTGATCCGCCTCTAGCCGATGTATGGTTTCCTAATCCGCTGTCAGGAATAAAATAAGGATCGCCCCAAATTTCTAAATTTGCTGTAATTAAATCTACTTTACTGTTAACTAAAGCATTATGGAACATCTTAGCAACTTCTTCACCATATTGTTTATTGTAACTACCACCATTAAAATTACCGGCTTTTATAGTCGATCTAGTAGTGCCTTCTGGTATTGTGTTTCCTGCTGTTGGTTTTCCTAAAGATGGCTTTTTTGGAGTAACAACAGTTTTTTCTCTATCGTTAACTAAACTTGATGCATTTAATTGTCCCATGTCCATTTGTATTGCTTGGAAAAATGCGGCATTAAATTTAATATCAAATCCTAATACATCTTCATTTGCGCCACTATATATGTAATTGTAAGTTTTAACACAATGCTTTGCTTTTTCAATTAGTCCTGCGCCTGCTTGGTTAGGCGCACTAAATCTACTTGCATCTACTTTGTAAGGAACAACATCATAAACATAAATCTTTGGCATTGTTCCTGTTGCACTTTCATGTTGTCTGTCACTTATAACAAAACACTGTGACTCAATTCTAAACCAATCTACTTCGCCTTTTTCGTCAGTTCTTTTTAGTGCTGTTCTACCGTACTCGCTAACAATCACTAGTTCTTCAATAATCTTAGTAATTGGTGTTCCTTGATTAAATTTAAAAATTCTATTGGTATCGCTTATAGTAAGTTCTATGCCGTTACGACTGTAGACGTGTGTGTCTTTGTCATAAGCATACAACCCAAGACCAAACGGATTATCGCCGCCTTCGGTATAATCAGATATCATTGGGCTTGCACCTATTTTATTTAGATTTTTTACAGAACTTGATTTTAATGTTTCTAATAATGCACTACTAGTTGTGTCTGCACCTATATTTTTAAAGAAGCTAGTTAGACTATCAACTTCGTCCTCATCTGCTGTTTGGGCACCTTTACGTGATGACCTTGCTTCTGCATTTGTTGTGGCTTGATCTAGTATATCTGGTCTTCTTAAATATGATTTTGTATAATCGCCTGTACGCTGTGAAGGGAATCTAACAAGATAAAAATCAGTTGCTGTAGAGCATGAGTCTTTAGCAATTTTTTGTAAACTATTATTAATTACTGTTGATAAACTTTGTTCGCCCACTGACAGTATTTCAACTACGTCATTTCCTGTAAGACTTAAAGGTTCTTTTATTAACTGTACATCGTCATCAAAAGATTGTTCGTTCCAAGGTATGCATGATACTTGATATGTACTACCGCCATTATTAACATCAAACTCAATATTTGTTAATTTAAAAGGTATTTTTCTATTACAAAATGCCATTGGTTTAATTTCATTTAATTTTTTATCAGATTCTCCAAAGCCTACAAAATCAAGTTCTAACAAATATGGGCATTGTAGATAATTTTCAAAACCTGCATCAAATGCCGCTGACTGTAGCATTTGTAAAAATATTCCCATACTGTATGGTTCTTTTACAGTAAAGCTAATATTAAATGCTTGTGTTGCACCTGTTTTACTATTAGTTGTTACAACAGCATCCATTTCAAAATCGTCTATAAAATATTCTAGGTTGGCTTTTTCATCACCCATTTGGTCATATGCTGTTTGTATACGCTTGTTATCAATACCTCCGCCACCGCTACGTAAGATAGTAAAGTCTGCGCCATTTTGAAGATATGTATCTGATGGATTATTTGCACTGTCAGCGGTTAACGATCCTAAAGTAAATATACAATTTACACTATTGAATGCTCTTAGAGGATTTTTTAATGCAATTCCCGGACCTTTTGGTTCTATCTCTGGGGAACTATCTGAGCCTTTGACAGTGTCTGCAAATTTTGAAGCATATTCTTCTACTGTTGTTTCAACAGCACCATCAAGTGCCTGAGCTGCATAATCTACTATGTCAATTGGTATTGAATCAACCAACGGAATTACTTGTTCAACAAGTTTATCTTTCTTACCTTGTAAAGATGCTCCTAGTGCGTTTGCAAACTGATTGAGTCCCGGTGGATATATTGCATTAATGTCGGCTCCTAAATTTGCTAAGGACGGTAATGTTAAATTTCCAAATCCTCCTATTGTATTTGTTAATCCTGTTGCGTCAATTTTAGAAAATTTATCTGTAAGTACGCTAACAGCACCTGAAGCATCATAAACTTTTCCTGTTGCGTTCTTCATGTCGCCGAAGCTTTGAGAAAGATCAACATTAGCCACCGCATCAGTAACAGCCGTACTAAGATTGCTAGTAAGTGTCTTTGCTTTATTTTCAATAATTTGCTTTGGATTAATTGACATTTATATTCCTAAAGATTTTTTAAGTTTAGCAGGATCTGGAATGAATATAGTTGTACCCGCTAACATATCAAATACTGGGTCTTTGATAATATCCATATTTCTTTGTGCAAACACCCACCATAACTTTGGAGTTCCATAATAGTCATATGCTAACAAGTCTGGTCTATTAGTGTATTGCGTTTCAATTGTATATTGTACATCATCTGATGATGCTGGAATAGGTCGTATTCTAAGTATATCTAATGCGCCGGTCCTATTGTATTGTGTTTTGTGCCAAGGACTTGATGATTTGTAATTTGCCATTAGATGAAGCCCTCCCCGCTACCTATATATTCGCCGTTAGTAAAAGTGTTTAAATTAAAAGAACTAGTTCTTCTTCTAGAAAATGTAGGTTTGAGTGTTACTGATATCTGACTGTTTGTAGGACACCATGATGTTGACGAAGTATCGCCTCCTGGTGTACTTGTAGCAATATAATCAACATCAGCCGGAAGGTCAACTGTAAAGTTTGATATAACTACAGGAACATTATTAAAGATATAATCTCCATAGCCGTTTAGTCTTACTATAGGCGGTGGTGCGCCTGCATTTGCTGAGCTTTCACCGTAAAACATTTTTGTTACAGTACGCAAATAATGTATTGCACCAATCCAGTATTTTGCATCGTCTGCATTTTCTACTGGAAATTCTCCTGTAATAACAATGTCATCTGCTTGACTGTTTTCGTAGATTTGAAAAGGATAATTTGTATGCACAGGCTGTAGTGTATTGTAGTTTGCACTATGGCTTACAATAATCGTAGGAGTTATAGGAAAACAAAGTCCAGCTGTTTTAGCTAAAGGTGCAATTAATGTTGATGTTGTTGGGTCAATTGTAGGAGGCATTGATAATTTTACACGCCAATCATGATCAGCACTTGTAGATTCAAATCCTGATACTTTAGCATCTGTTTTTCCTTTTTCAGAACTAGGTAAATTAATGCTTCTAGCCTGTTTTGCAAAACCTGCAGCACTAAACAGCTCGTTGACTACAGTATTTTTTATACCATCTAAAAATCCGTTGCCAGTACTGACGCCAGTCAATGCATCTTGCACGGATGCAGCTGCTTGGTTTTTTAAGTCACCAAGTGCTTTGTTTGCTTGTGTTTTTACAGTCTTGCCCAAATCTGCTGGATTAAATGCCATTTTCATATCTCCTATATGTATTATTTAGTTGACATAATTAAGTATGTAGTTTATAATAGTGTTAATTAACTTGGAGAATACCATTGAGAAAACGTAATTACCTTAATAATAAGGACATATTGTCAGAAATCCATAAATCTAAGAACACTTTTAATAGTTATGTGGAATCTACGTATCATCAGTACGATTTGATACTATTAGATGTAGCTAAAATTAATAGACTGACAATCGCAGAAGCAAAAAGAGCAAAAGCAAAAAGACTCAGTTCAGCTGAATATGAGAGACGTAAAATGGCCGGCGAAAAGGTCAAACAAGCTGAGTGTGAAGTTGATTGGAAAAAGATAACAAAGGAAGAACTAATCTTCCGTGTTATGACATTTGATCATATTCCAGAAGAACCAGGACGTAAGAAAAATCCTAAAACTATAGCAGACACTAAGACTAAACTTAACTTTCCACCATTTCATCATTACAAATTTAATGACGAAGGTGATCTTATTTTAGTTGGTAAAAGTCATTGGGTCGGTGGTATGGACAACGGACACTTTGACAAGACACACGGCAAAGCAACAAACACACTTGCTACTATGTGGTTGAAGTTAGTTGATAGATATGCTACACGTGGTAATGTACGTGGTTACACTTATAACGATGAAATGAAGGGACAAGCAATACTTCAGTTAGCACAGATTGGACTACAATTTGACGAGTCAAAATCAAACAATCCTTTTGCTTACTACACGGCGGCTGTAACTAACAGTTTTGTACGTGTTATTAACATTGAAAAACGTAATCAAAACATTAGAGACGACATTTTAGAGATGAACGATCTTAATCCTTCTTATACAAGACAAGCACAAGGCGAATGGGAAGCAAGTGTAAAACGTAACGAACAAGCACCGATTACAATCTTTAAAGATAAAAAACCGGTTGACAACGCTTAATTGTTCCGCTATAATACTAACATAGAAGCCTAATGGAGGACTGACTTTGTTTAAGAAAGCCGCTGTCTTTACTGATATCCATTTTGGTCTAAAAAGTAATTCACGTATTCATAACGATGATTGTGAAGAATTTATAGACTGGTATATCGAAGAAGCAAAGAAGAATAACTGTGAAACAGGTATATTCTGTGGTGATTGGCACCACAATAGAAATAGCCTTAACCTTACAACTATGGACGCAACTATACGGTCTATGGAAAAACTAGGTAATGCATTTGAAAAGTTTTACTTTTTTGACGGTAACCACGATTTATATTATAAAGACAAAAGAGATGTAAATTCAACAGCATTTGCAAAACATATTCCTGGTATCACATTTGTTGACGAAATGATGGTTGAAGAAGATGTTGCACTTGTTCCTTGGCTAGTAGGCGACGAATGGAAGAAAATACAAAAGTGTAAAGCAAAGTATATGTTCGGTCACTTTGAACTTCCTAGTTTTTATATGAATGCAATGGTTAAGATGCCCGATCATGGTGGCGATCTTAACAAGCAACATTTTGCAAATCAAGACTATGTGTTTAGTGGACACTTTCACAAAAGACAAACGCAAGGAAAAATACATTATATTGGTAATGCATTTCCGCACAACTATGCAGACGCATGGGACGACGAACGTGGTATGATGATACTCGATCGTGAAAATGATTTAGAACCAGAATATATCAATTGGAAAGATTGTCCAAAATATCGAACTGTAAAACTTTCAAAATTAATCGATGAACAAAGCACACTTATCAAAAGCAGAATGTATCTGCGTGTAGAACTTGATATTGACATTAGTTATGAAGAAGCAAGTTTTATCAAAGAAACATTTATAAGAGATTATAAATGTAGAGAAATTACACTTATTCCTCAATCTCAAATTGAAGAAATAACGACAGACTTAGACATTAGCACATTTGTTAGTGTTGATCAAATTGTTGCAAGTGAGATAGCAGAGCTAGATACAGAATCATTTGATAAAGTAAAACTTTTAGAAATTTATAACGGATTAGCACATGATTAAAATTAAGGACCTTACAGTAAGGAACTTTATGAGTGTTGGAAATCAGACACAGGCTGTAGATTTCGATAAACAACAACTTACATTAGTACTAGGCGAAAACTTAGACCAAGGCGGAGACGATAGCGGATCACGTAACGGCACAGGTAAGACTACAATTATTAATGCACTAAGTTATGCACTCTATGGAACAGCACTAACTAATATTAGAAAAAACAATTTAATTAACAAAACTAATTCTAAAGGTATGTTAGTCACACTTTCTTTTGAGAAAGACAATCTACAATATCGCATTGAACGTGGTAGATCACCAAACTTATTAAAGTTCTACATTAACAATGAAGAACAAGTTGACATAGACGAATCACAAGGCGATAGTCGTAAGACTCAAGAATCAATAGATCATTTACTAGGAATGAGCCATGATATGTTTAAGCACATTGTTGCACTAAACACATACACAGAGCCGTTCTTAAGTATGCGTACTAACGATCAAAGAGCAATTATTGAACAACTTTTAGGTATTACAATACTGTCTGAAAAAGCAGATGTTCTTAAAGAAGATATAAAAGTTACTAAGGACGATCTAAGTCAAGAAACAATGCGTATTAATGCATTACAGACAGCAAATGAAAAGATTGACGAAACTATTGTAAGTTTGCAAAGTAAGCAAAAAGCATGGCTTGGCAAACGCACTACAGACGTTATAAAACTAAAAGAAGCAATTGAAGAACTAGAACATTTAGATATCGAAAAAGAACTAGAGCTACATGAAAAACTAACAAACTGGTCAGAATTAAATAATTCTATTATGGCTCTTAATAAAGAAAAAAGCACACTCGAGACAGCACAGTTACGTGCTACAAAGTCTGTGTCAAAAGTCGAAAAAGACATCTTAGAATTAAACAGTGCTACGTGTTATACATGTGGACAAGAACTACATGCTGATAAGAAAGAAGAAATTTTAGATAAAAAATCTAAAGAACTTACAGATGCTGATTCATATCTTACAGAAGTCTCAGATAAATTAAATGTTGTAATTAGTGAACTATCAGCTATTGGTGATATCAACGGACGTCCAACAACGTTCTATGAAACTTCAAAAGAAGCATATGATCACCGAAGTAATGTTGATAATTTAACACAAGCATGGAACAATAAAAAAGACGAAAATGATCCTTATCAAGAACAAATTGATGATCTTGAAAATAGTGCAAAACAAGAAATTGATTGGGAAATAGTTAACTCGTTAACATCACAAAAAGAACACCAAGAGTTTTTACTTAAATTACTTACAAATAAAGATAGCTTTATACGTAAGAAAATTATTGATCAAAACTTAGCATACTTAAACAATAGACTTACATACTATCTTGACAAACTAGGCTTACCGCATAGCGTTACATTCCTAAATGATCTAAGTGTAGAAATTACACAACTAGGTCAAGACTTAGACTTTGATAACTTGTCAAGAGGCGAACGTAATAGACTTATACTTGGTATGAGTTTTGCGTTTAGAGATGTTTGGGAAAGTTTATATCAGAATATTAATTTGCTGTTTATTGATGAACTTATAGACAGCGGCATGGATTCAAACGGTGTTGAGAATTCAATAGGCGTACTTAAAAAGATGGCCAGAGAAAGAGAAAAGAACATTTACTTAATATCACATAAAGACGAATTAATTGGTAGAGTTAACAATGTTCTTAAAGTAGTAAAAGAGAACGGATTTACAAGTTATGAGAATGACGTTGAAGTAATTGTATAATGGATGATACACACGATAAACTTATCAAAGCATATCTAACGTATTTCGAAGAAAATGAAAAGTTCGAAGCACGTAATTCTGTGCGAACACACGGAAGTGCAAGACGTGCTTTGAGACAGTTACGTTTACTCGCAAAAGAGCGAATGGACGAAATACACGAAAAACATAAAGGCAAAAGTCAGAACTAGTCTACCACTGTACAAGTATGCGGTAATTACTTGCATGGAGTGGACGTACAAAGGCAAAAAAATTAAAGAAATACCTGACGAGTACGAAGGCTTCGTTTATCTAATAACGAACAAAAAGACTGGTCAAAAATACGTAGGCAAAAAGTTAGCAAAATTTAAGACCACAAAACCACCACTCAAAGGCAGAAAAAATAAACGTAGAGGCTACAAAGAAAGCGACTGGAAAACATACTATGGTAGTTCAGACAGGCTAAACGCAGACGTAGCGTCACTAGGCGAAAAACACTTCACAAGAGAAATATTATACCTATGTAAAGGTAGGGGCGAAATGTCCTACATAGAGGCAAGAGAACAATTTGATAGGCGTGTACTTGAAACAGATGATTACTATAACGGTATCATTAATGTTAGAGTAGGCGGATCAGAAAAACTCAAACAGGCATTGCTAGAACATCACATCAAGGCAAAACAACCCAACACATAAGGTTAGCGGGCCAGATTAGAAATACCGCTGTGGAAAAGCCTATGGGGACATAGGACACGTAACATACTGAGCGGCATCCGGTAGTAGGATGTTTGATTGGTATAGGTTGAATGTTGGCAATCGAAAAACACAACACAGTACATAAAAACCCTTTAGCACTAGGAACGAAGCGAGGGAATATTGTACACTGTAGTTAACATTATCTTTGATAATGTACACTGTAGTTTACATAATGTCGACGTAGGTTGGGAAAGGTCAGAGCCCATTGTACTTTGTGTATAAACAATTACCTACTTCCAAGTCTCGGCTGGTACGACTCACATGAAGCGTATTTTGAGATTAGATGGAACCGTAGCAGGTTCCGTCTGACTGAAACAATCTACATGAAACTTAAACATTATTACATTCGTAATAATGCATTTGTATCTTATTAATTACTTCTATCACAAACGAAGTATAATAGTTTGAGCGTTAGCGAAAACATTAAGAGCTTTAGCTCTTAACAAAAACATAAATAGTATTAGTAAACTTATAAGGTATATTCAAGATGAAAATAAATGATATTCTAACAGAAGCAAAAGCTGATCCTGATGTAGTAAAAAGATTTGCAGGTGTAAGTGCCAGTCAAAGATCTTATTACATATATCACTGGGCTAAAGAAAAAGGCATTCCTTCAGATGATGCTATGGAAATGGCAGGTTATACAAGAGGCTCGTATATAGGCCAAGGATCATACAATTGGGAATATAATCCACCACGTGAAAGTTTAGCAACTGAAGCTCCTGTAGGTATGTTAAAAAAAGCTGGACAGGCCGTAGGTGCTAAAGCACTTGGAGCAATTGGCATGAAGGGCAAAGCAGGCAATTTAGCAGGCAAAGCAGATCTTAGTGCTACAGCAAATACCTTATATAATGAATTTAGACAGTACCTTGGAACACAAGGACTAGATATAAAAAACGCAACAGGTCCATCTTTAGTTGCATTTTTAAAATCTAAGCGTGTTAAGAAAATTGGTGCTGTTCCTAAAGGTCCACTAACTAAGCAAGTTATGGATAATGCATTTATGCAAGCCGCAAAAGAAGCAATGAATACACAGCAAGGTGTAAAAGGACCAGTTGCTAGTCCTGCACCTGCTCCTAAGAAAGCTGTTGCTAAAAAAGTTCCAGCTGGGTCTAGTGGTTATGTAAAGACTAAGGATGCTGCACTTCAACTCAATGCAAAAGAGAAAAGAAGATTAATTCAACAACTTGAAAAAAGTATTAAAATTCCAGCTAAGAAACCTACTGTTTAAAAATAAGGTAAGCCGGACTTTTTAGTAGTCTCTAGATTTTCTTTAATTATATCAGAAATAATATCACGGTCTTCCGGTGGAAGCTCAAACGTTTCATTCATAGTAAGTGATCCACGCATATGCCATGCAAGTTTAAAAAGATTGTAACGCATTTGCTTCACTTCTTTTTCTAGGACCCCAACTTCGTGAAGTATTTCTGATACGCTTAGTGCTAAGATCCTTATACGAAAAAACTTGATTGATCAAATGTTACAGGAACTGTATAAGTTGCTGGCACACCTGCTTCTATTTCTTCCGGAGTAGCATCTATTACTAGTGGCTTAATTGTAAATTTTTCTCTTTGCTTTTCGATATGATCGGTAACACTAGAAAATAATTGTTTATCTGAATTAGCAATAAACTCTTTGATATGACCTCTATCACTAACAACATCTTCACCAATTCTAATTGAATGAATTGAATGCTCGAGTGTATCTAAAGTAAGGTCTGTTAATTTTTTAAAACTATCAGTGAACGTTTGTAGTTTATCACTTTCAGATATTTGATCGTTATTAAGTGCATTGTATATTCTTTGTTCGTTAAACGTTGCTGTACTAGTTTCAGTAAACTGTCTGTATGTTAACGGCTTTAAATGAACAGTTAATTCGCCCATGTTAAATTCGTGTTCGTAGTTTACATTTGAAAACTGATCTAACATTACTCTTAGATCTAGATCAAAGTCTTTATCTTCACCAGAAACTGGTACTTTAATACTAACTTCCATCTTTTCACCATATGTTGCTATACGAATAGCAATTAAGCATGCATCAAGATCCATTGAAGGCATATTAAATGCGTCTTTAATTGCCGGTATACAACTTTGAATTACATCAACTGTAGCTTGACCGTTCAATAAAGCATCTGGTGTTTTGATCATTATTTCGTCCCTAGCCGTCATAGGAAATACTGGATACTCACCTGTTTCAGATACTTCCAAACTTCCTTTAGGGTAATATTGCCCGTTACTTGGTAACGACAAATATATCTTAGGTTGTCTAAAATATTTCTGTAACGGATTTGTGTTTTTGTTTTCCATATATTCCTCCTGGCTAAATACTATTATAAATGTATATACCATTTTTATTTATATACGTACTTAACTGGATTAGATTATAAGTGGCTGACGAAATTAAAATTGAAAATATAGGCGGTGAGAACGGTGTCGCTAGTGAAGTAACACTGGTGCGACTTGTTGCGGCTATGGAAAAAATGGCCAAGACTTCGGGTAACGATCCTAAGTCACAAGGTGCTAAAACACAACAAGCATACAACAAAGCCCAACAGAACGGTGTTAAAGTATCAACTAAGCATAGAGAAGCTGTTAAAGATAATACTACAGCCGTTAAAAACAATACAAAGTATTTGAACTTAATGGGCGGCGGATTATTAAAACTTGCAACAGCAAGCATTGGTGCTGCTATTGGCGGCCTAAAAGGACTTACTGAAGAGTTAATATCCGGCGGCGACAGTTTATCAGATTTTGCTAAACATGTGCCTGTAGTTGGCTCAACGTTAACAATGTTTACAGGAATACTTGATAGAAGTTATGCATCATTCCAATCAATGGCTCTTGCAGGTGCTGATTTTGGTTATAGTTTAGCAGATCTTAGATCAACAGCCGCTGAAGCAAGACTACCTCTAGAAACATTCAGTGCAATGGTAGCACAAAATACTGAAAATTTAGCTGCATTTGGTGGTAACGTAACACGCGGCGCCAGACAAATTGCAGGAATGACTGATTCACTAGGAAAAGATACAAGAGAAGAATTTCTTGCAATGGGCTTCACAATGGAAGACCTTAACGAAACAATGTCTAGAAATGCATACTTAAATAGAGCAGGTTCAAGGACAGAAATTCTTAGTAAAGCACAAAATGCAGAAGCAGCTGCAAGTTTAACAAAGAATATGTTAACACTTTCAAAATTAACAGGCCAAGACGTAAAAACACAACAAGATAAAATTGCACAAGCTCAAATGGACTTTGCATTCCAAATGGAATTAGCAAAACTAGATAAGAAAGAAAGAGAAAAATTAAATGCTGCAATGGCTGAAGCACAAGCTACAGGCGGCAAAGTTGCTGTTGATGCTCTAAAAGCAGAATTCTTAGGAATGCCTCCAGTAACTAGAGAACTTCAATTGTTTACAGCAACTCAATCAGAAAATGCTTCATTAGTAAGTGCTATGTTATCTAAAGCATTAGATAAAAGCACTACACTTGAACAGTTTGAATCAGGACAAGCAGATAGAATGGCCAACTATCTAGAAGCACAAGTAGCAGCTGCAGGCGAACTAGATGCAATTTTAAAATTAGCAGCCGCAGGCGGTGAAGGTATTCCTAGTGAAATATCAGCATTATTTGCAGGTCAAGTTGATCTAATATCAAAATATTTTACAGAATCGGGCGAAGGTCTTATATTTGCAAAAGATGAATTTTTAGCAGATTATGCAGCAGGTAAGATTAAGCCAGAAGAAGGCGGCGAACTTGATTCTATGGGAACATTTATAGAAGCTCTTGGAAACGCAAGACTAGCAATTGTAGACAACTTTATTAATCCTATTGTAGATTTGCTTTCCCCGGTAATTAAGGATATAACAGCATCCTTTAGTTCATTTGTAGGCGAAGAAGGTACTAATACTAAGTTTCAAAACGCACTAAAAGGCCTAAGTACATACATAAACCAATTTAAAATAGATTTTAAAGAAGATCCTAGCAAAGCGGTGACAGGTGTATTTAAAGATATTTCAAAAAGCATATCTGAATTTTTTATGGGCGGAGTTGATGAAAATGGCAAAGAATTTGAAGGATTTTACCAATCAACACTAGCACCAATGTTTGTAAAGATAGGTGAAGATATAATGAAAGGAATAGGTGTTGTTTTTAAAGAAGGGGTTACGTCATTATTCCAAAATCCATTAGTGATAGGTGCGATGGTAGGTGGCATTGGTTTGATGTTTGCAGGCGGCAAAATTAAGACTGCTATGGCACTAGGCGCAGCTTCACTATTTTCACGTTTAAAAACACCCGGAGCAAGTCCTACTGTTACTAGAGCACCTGCAGGTGCAATTGATCCTAAAACAGGCAAAAAAATAGGCGGACAATTCCAACCTGTCAAAAAGAATCCTTTATTAAGTTTTGGTAAAGGCGCGGCTCGCGGAATGAAATTTATTCCAGGTGTTGGTCTTGTTGCCGCTGGTGCAATGGGATTATATGACGGCTTTGGCGGATTTAATGCAGATGAAGATGCAGGATTTGGCGAAAGTCTAGGTAATGCTGGAAGTAGCATAATGAATGGACTAACATTTGGTTTACTTGGTTCAAGTCCACAAGAAATTGCTGCAGAAGCTGAAGCTAAAAAACTAGAAGAAGCAGAGAAAAAAGATTTAGCAAAAGATCTAGGGTTAACAACTGAAAGTGCAAAATTACTAGAAAGAATGGCCGGTATCGGCGGCGGGATGGAAAGAGTTGCAGGAGCATTTGAAAGAATTGATAAATTAGAAAGATTTAGTGAAAATGTAAATGCAATACAAAAAGGACTTGACATATCAGAGCTTTCCAAGTATAATGTTAATATGCAAGAAATAGCAAGGTCCTTAGAAGACATGAATAAAGCGTTAGCAGAAGATAATAAAGGATTATTTGGCGGATCAGGCGTAGCATCAGCTGATTTACTTAAAAAGATGGGCGGATCAGGAGTGAGCGAAGAGACTGCAAACAATATAAATACAGCGTTAGTGAAAATGTCTTCAAAACTAGATAAAATTATTACACATACAAAAGCGACAGCAGACGCCGTAGACTAAAGGAAAAACATGAGCTGGAAAAAATACTTTACACCAGTACCAACAGGTACTAATGTTGATGGAAGCTATAGTCCGTTCAGTGGATACAATGGCGGGCTTCAGCCTGGACCTGCTACTAAGAATTATAATTCACATTTACCAGATGTATACGTAGGTAGTCCAAATCGTGTTGAACGTTATGGTCAATACAACACAATGGACAGTGATTCAGAAGTTAATGCGGCACTAGATATCCTTGCTGAGTTTTGTACACAAAAGAATGAGCAAAATGGCACTAACTTTACATTAGAATTTAAACAAAAAGCAACAAATTCTGAAACAACAATTTTAGCAAAGTATTTACAGCAATGGTGTAAACTTAATAAGTTTGAAACACGTATGTTTAGACTTATACGTAATGCATTTAAGTACGGTGATCAATTATTTGTTAGAGATCCTGAAACTAAAAAGTTATATCATGTAGATGCAGCAAATTTAACAAAAATTATTGTTAACGAATCAGAAGGCAAGACTCCTGAACAATATATTATCAAAGATTTTAATTTAAACTTTGGTGATTTAGTTGCAACAACTCCGCATCAAACAAATGGTCAAACAAATAACGGTGGCGCAGGCAGTTATCAAAGCGCAAGTGCTGGTAAAGGTTATATTGGAAGCCAACAAGGTAGTCAAGCAGGCACACGTTGGAGTAGAGAAGAGTCAGAAATAGCCGTAGATGCCGAT